GCAAACCTGGGCGAGCAGCTCCGGCGGTTGCACAGGCGGGCATCCCGGGCGGGAAGACCGACCCGCGGCTTTTCCAGGCGGCAAGCGGCCTCAACGAGACGGTCCCCAGTGACGGCGGATTCCTCGTCCAACAGGACTTCTCGCGGGAGCTCCTTAAATCGGCCTTCGAGACGGGCTTCCTGGCGAAGCTCTGCCGGCGGATTCAGATTTCCGGCAACTCCAATGGGATCAAGATCAATGCCTTCGACGAGACTTCCAGGATCTCGACGCGCTTCGGCGGCATCGTCGGTTACTGGGCCTCTGAGGCCGAGGAGAAGACGAAGAGCAAGCCGAAATTCCGGCAGCTCGAACTCAACCTCAAGAAGCTCATCGGCCTTTGCTACGCCAGCGATGAGCTCCTGGCCGATGCGAACGTCATGAACTCGGTGCTCCCGGCGGCCTTCGCTTCGGAGTTCGGCTTCCGGATCGACGATGCGATCATCAACGGCACCGGGGCCGGGCAGCCACTTGGCATCCTGAACGCCGGGAGCCTGGTCGTCGTGGAGAAGGAAACCGGGCAGGTGGCGGCCACGATCATGGCCGAGAACGTCATCAAGATGTTCTGCAGGCAGCTGAACCCGGGATCGGCCGTCTGGCTTGTTAGTAAATCGATCTTTCCGGAGCTCTGGACGATGTCCTTGGCCATCGGCACGGGCGGCGCTCCCGTCTTCCAGCCTGCGGGCGGCCTCTCGGCTCTGCCCTACAGTACTCTCTTGGGCAGACCGGTGATCCCCGTCGAGCAGTGCGCGACCCTGGGCACGGTGGGCGACATCATCTTCGCGGACCTCGAAGGCGGCTACGTCCTGGCCGAGAAGGGCGGCCTTCAGACCGACGTGAGCATCCACGTCCGATTCATTTACGACGAATCCGTCTTCCGGTTCGTCTACCGCGTGGACGGGCAGCCCGTGCTTGCCTCGCCGATCGCTGCGTACAAGGGCGGTGCGGCCAACTCTCAGTCGCACTTCGTTGCACTCGAAACGCGGAGTTAACTTCAGCGGGCGGGGCCTCTCGGGGCCTCGCCCGTTTCTTTGTCAACAACCGTCCTGCACGGGGCGCACGTCGGTTGTACTGAACGGCGGCGCGGTTTGCAGGCAAGGACCAGCCGGCGGTGTCCTTGTCATTGAAACAACACCGGCGGCCAGGGGGCGTTCCTTCCCGGCAAGCGATACCGCCGCGAAGGCTCCGACGCCTGACCGGGCAGAGGGCCGGGAGTACCAGCCCGGCCCTCTTTAAAATGACGATTCGCGCAGCACGGCCGAACGAGAGGCGCACCGACTGCGCGGTCCAGGTGGCCGAGGGCGTTGAAAACCGCCTTCGGCCCTCATTTTATGGGCAAACGACGCGCCAGGATCGACGGAGATCCACGATCTCCTCGCGGGTAGGGTAATGGGTCGGAGTTATTTTGGGGGCTTCTGTGGCTTCGGCTGGTGCTTCTGAAGGTATTCGGCGAGGGCCGCGTTGACGAGCTCGTTCGCCTTTTCTCCCCGTTCGAGGGCAAGAATCCGCACGCGTTTGATGATCTCCGGATCTAGCGCCATGGTCACCGGCTCGTTTTTTCCCACCTGACAACCCTCATCATGCAGTCTACGCAACTACGTCTATCACTAAAAAATTTAGTTGACAATGCCCTGATTTCCGTTATATCGGAATTACGTAGTTACGTTGAATCGTGGGGAACAACGTTGATGAATTACGGAAATGCGGATATCTTTTTGGTCGGTTGGTGCGTACCCCACGACGCGCGGACCGGCCTTTTCTTTGCCTGCTCTCGGCGGCTTTTCACCTAGCCGAGGGCAGGCATTTTCACGAAAGGGGGAGAGACATGCAGCTAGTGACGGATCGAACAGTTGAAATCCTGATTGACGTGTGCGCCTGGACCTTCGTGTTGACGGCCGCCGGCATCCTGATCGCCCTGACGTTCGACGCGGTCGAGGAGCTCCTGGAGCGGGTGCGCCGCGCTGCGGATCGCCACAGGTCGGCCCGCAGGCTGAAACCCACGAGGGCCTGGAGAAGCCAGCGGGGGGCCGTGGCGGTCGAATTCGGGATCCTGTTGCCCTTCATGCTGGTGCTCATCCTGGGCGGCGCCCTTCTGAATCTCGCGATCACGGATCACGGGCGCCTTGAGAATGCGTGCCAGGCGGGAGCCCGCGCCGGCGCGACGGTGCTACTTAAGGTCGATTCATTTGGCGAGATCGTGCGGGACGAGGCGGCAGCGGTGCAGCTTGCCCGGCAGGTCTACCTGAGCAACGCGCCGGCGGGGGCCTTCGACCCCGTTATCACGATTTCAGGGGCACAATTGGAAGTGATAGGTGGCAAGCCCGCAGACTTCATGGGCTTCATCGAGCCCGTGACGATGGGCGCTCGGGCCGTGGCGGTCGCGGAGCCCTGGAAATGAGGAGGGGGAAAGCCATGATCTATTTCGAGGGGACGCTGCTAATTGTCGCCGTGATAGGAGTCTACCTCGCCGTTCTGTCTTTCTGGAACTGGCGCTGCAAGCGTCGGGATCTCCGCGATAGGCAGGCATCGAGGCTGCGGAAGAGAATCAATCACGAGCTGTATAAAATTTACAATGAGCGACGGGGTTAGAGGATGGAGAAGCTGAAAGACAAAGTCACGGAGAATCTGTTCGAAATCTACTTTCTGGCGAAGATCATCGAGGTTTGCGGGAGTAATCCGGAGTTTAAACGTGAAATCGAGGGCGATAATATGGTATCCGCAGAAATTTCCTGCGGACGAATCATTGGAAAAAAGGCGCGGGAGCTGCTTGAAGAGTTGAGCGAGTAGGGTTGAACGTTTCTCCGACCAGGCGGGCCTTCGGGTCCGCCTTTTTTAAAAGTGGGACAATAGCGGGACAGATCTAAATATAATAAAACAAGGGGATACGAAACGAATCGTAACCCCTTGTTTTTCTTGGTGGGCCGCACAGGGATCGAACCTGCGACCCGCTGATTAAGAGAGGCGTCAATGAGGTTTCTGCAAGTGGCGGGAATGACGTAAGTAATTGATTTTTTTCAACCTCGCTTATATAAACAATAGAAAGAAAATAGCCGATATAAACTATGACTGTCACATTTTGTCACAAAATCCCCAGACGAAATCTCTCACGTGAAAGGGGGACCTGATGAGCGAGAAGATCACCTCCATTCGATTATGCGAAGAAACGACGGGAGAAGAGCGCAGGGTGCAGTCTGCAGCCATTGAGAAAAGCGGCGACCTCGTCGTTTACGGTTTTGATTCAGGCCCATTCGTCGAGAAATATCACGGCGACTGGGACTATGAGTATTGGTTCACAGTTCCTGGGGAGTACAAGGACACCATTCTTCTTCTCCTTCTGAAAGAACGTTTCTCGAGCTTTTTGGAAGTTGAGGGATGGTTGACGAGCAAGGGGATCAAGTGTCAGCGCGGTTTCATGTAATAAAGAAATACCGGGGCTAGGGTCGCTCCCGAAAAGGCGGTATCCTGGCCGCCCTGCCCCGGATCACTCACCAGGCCGCTTCCAGGAGGCGGGATGATGCCAAATAGCCATCGCGTTCCAATCGAAGCAGCGAAAAATGCTCTTCTCGATACGGTCGCAGAATTTACCACAGAAAAACATCATCTCATCTTTGATAGACTCCGCGAGATCAATAACAGGTCCTTGATTGTTCTGGACAGCATACTGCGGTTTTACTGCGCCGACGCCGTGATCAGACTCCTAGGCATCAAGAAACCTGATCAGGTCACGAATTGGTGGCCGGTGATCGAAGCGGGGGAACGATTTTTAACACAGCCAGATCCACTTGAGCGCCTCGCAAAACTGTGGCTCCAGACTAACAACCATCAGGCATTCGAGATATTTCTGCGCTACCTCGTCGATCGCATCAAGACACGCAATGAGCTCCAAGTAAGGCTCGAGACACTTCCGGTAGGCAAACATTATTTTCGCCATTGGACAAAGGAAAGCGACAAAGGAGCACTTGACGATTTACTAACAGTCATAGAATCGCATATCAGGGCATGGAAAAGCAAACAATGGAAAAACAAACAGGTGAAAACCGTACATTTATCTCTTCGAAAGGATCCCGAGGCTCTTAGCGACGCTCTGGTTGTTACCTATAAGGCTTTTTTGAATCAGATCGAGAAGCTCAAAGACTTCGAAACAGACACCTTCCCTCTTAGCCCACTTGCGGAAATTCTTCCCATTCCCGCATGGGACAGAGCGGCTCCGGGTATCATGCGTCAAGACATAAAGGACCACGTGCTACAACTTCTTCCTATTCTCGAAGGAAGCATGGAAGAAGTTCCGCTGAAAATATATGATGCCCATCTCACGGCCTTCCGTCGAAGACAAAAGCAACTCTGGAATGAACCGTTCAGTATCGACACGATGCAGCAAAACGAGCCCAAGGAAGACAAGCGTGATGACATAATCAATAAATTAGACGCGGATAATCTCCTCCGATCGCTTGACGGCATCCTCGAGAATGAAGGATCGCGCAAAGCCGATAAGATTCGCCTAGCCTTCGAATTTATGCGTGCCGGATATTCCCAGGAGGAGGCTGCATTGAGAAGTGGCGTGTCCGACCGCACGCTTCGAAGCTATATTAAAAAATTACGCGATATCATTAAATAATCCCGCCTACTTAAAATATCCTCGTTTTCTATTTCCTGTTATTTCGTTTTCCTGCCGTAATCCCTATAAAGGGGACAGGAAAATGAAGACTGAAGAAATCATCGACCGTAAGCTATTCCTGAAGAAGCAGGCGCTCTCGATCGTTCGTCGAGACATCGCGGATCTCCGTCGTAAGAAAGTCCTTATGCGCATCCGTCGCGAACTCGAAAATGAGATCTCCGAGAGCTTCGATCCCGTCCTATCGCGCAAGCTCGATGCCCTTCTCATCCTTTTAGATGACCAAAGTGGAGAGCGTGCGAATGGATAGGCGAGCCATCGAAAACCGCTTCGCTGACCGATTCGAGGAGTTTTTCCAACGGTATCTCCCTGCCGGCGTCAAAAAGATCGGCGGGGATGAATGGCAGGCCCTCTGCCCGTTTCACGCCGACAGCAAGCCCTCATTGAGCATCAACGCGAAGACTGGTGCCTACTTTTGTCACGGCTGCGGCAAGAAGGGCGGCTTTCTGCACTTCTATGCGAAGCTCAACGGCCTGGACGACCGCCGAGACTTCCCGAAGATCCTGGCCGGCATTGCCCGCGACTTCGGAATCGAGGCCGAGGAAGTCAAAGCACGGCTCGTCAAAACCTACGACTACACCGACGAGGCGGGCTCGCTTCTTTTCCAGGTCTGCCGATACGAACCCAAATCTTTCAAGCAGCGCATGCCGGCAGGCTCCGGCAAGTGGGATTACAGGCTCAACGGTGTGCGTCGGGTCCTGTATCGCCTGCCCGAGGTATTGAAGGCGGACGAGGTGCTGATAGTGGAGGGTGAGAAGGATGCTGACACCGTGGCGGGCCTGGGATTTACCGGGACCACCTCGCCGATGGGCGCGAAGAAGTGGCGGCCAGAGTATAGCGACAGCCTCAAGGGCAAAGACGTTGTGCTCATCCCCGACAATGACCAGGAAGGACGCGAGCACATGGCTCAGGTTGGCGCGGCCCTTCGCGGCATCGCCCGGTCGATGAGGTGGCTCGACCTGCCGGGCCTGCCGAGCAAAGGGGATGTTTCCGATTGGGTGGCTACCTTCTCAACGAAGGAAGAAGCGGCCGAGCGCCTGGCCATGATGATCGAAGCGGCGGGACCCTACGACGCCCCGAAGGTCTACACCATCGAGGACGCCGTCCTCAACGTTGCCGATTATCATCGGATTGACCTTCCCAGGAAGCAAACCATACTTCGGCCGATCGTCTGCGAACAGCAGATCATCCTGGCATCCGGCTGGAGAGGCGTTGGCAAGTCGTGGTTCGCCCTGGGACTGCTTGACGCCGTGACACGGGGAATCAATTTCGGCCCCTGGGAAATCGAAACGTCGGTGCCGTGCCTCTACATGGACGGCGAAATGGCCGCGGAGGACACGAAAAAACGAATTCGCGACCTCAACCCCTCGGAAGAAAGAAAAAGCCCCTTATACGTCTATTCTGACGCCTACGCGAATCATCTCGGCCTAGCCCGGGCGAACCTTCTCAGCGAATCCTGGCGCACAACGATGAAGAGGATCCTCCTCACCAGGGGCGTCAAGCTGTGGGCCGTGGACAATATCGCAAGCCTGGCGTCAGGCATCGACGAAAACGCGAAAAAGGAATGGGATCCAATCAACTCTTGGCTTCTCGATCTTCGCTTCGCCGGCATCACGACCCTGCTCCTGCATCATACGAACAAGGAAGGCGGGCAGCGCGGGACCTCGGCCCGCGAGGACAACATCGACACGAGCCTCATCCTGAAGCAACCGGCCGATTATGAGGCCGACCGGGGTGCAGACTTCATTCTTACCTTCAGCAAAAGCCGGGTTTCCTTCGAGGATCTCGCTTACCTGGGTGACGTTCATTTTACCCTGACCACGAACGAGAACGGATCGCTTGCCTGGACATGGGAGCGAGTACGGGCAGAGCGCAAAGCGGAAATCATCGCCCTTCTCGAGCAGGGCGAGAGCATCAGCGAAACGGCGCGCATCGTCGGATGCTCAAAATCATACGTCTCGAAGGTCAACCAGGACCGCAAAAATGGAGAAAACTAGGTGAACGATTCGGTGAACGCTATTCTGCATGTATCTGATATTACTGACAAAACAGGTGTTCACCAAAAACCCCGTTTTTCGGCCCTTGGTGAACACTTTTTTGGTGAACGATTGGTGAACGATTGGTGAACGGTCAAAAAACAAAGCATCGCAATATCAAGCAGTTACATGGTTGGCGAGGTGAACGATTTGGTGAACACTAAGTGAACAACACCCCTATCGTTCACCAAAACCCCCCCTTACAGGGGGGTTGGTGAACGGGGGAAGGTGAACGACTTGAAGGAAAAAATAATGACCGACAGGCAGGCAAAAAAATCGCTGACGCAATAAGGGATGGCTTGGAGAAGATCGCGGTCGCTCTCGAAGGGCTTGGTTGCCGGATCTCCGAGGATGAGCCCTTGAATTACGCCGTTGCCCGCGATCTGGACCGAATCGCCGAAGCTCAGAAAAGGTAAAGCGAAGAAGGCTTCCCGAACTTTAGGTAGATGATGGACGCACTCCTAGACGCTAAAGACGTAAAATGCATTCTCCGTTGCAGCTTACCACTAGTCTATAAGCTTGCCGATCAAGGCCGCTTGCCAGCCGTGCGGATTCCCTGCCCTGGCGTCGGCAAGGAGCGGCAACGGGCGATGGTACGGTTCAAGGCAGAGGACGTCCAACGGTTCATCGAAGAGCACTACAGCGGCCCGCTGATTATGAATCGGAATGCATCAAGAAATGATTAGCAATATTCAATATTTGCGAAACGCAAGTGACACAAAGTGTCATTCAAATCCACGACAGAGGTGAAACCATGAAAAACTTTTTTGGCAAGGACAAGGAACCGGCATCGGTGGGGGCTTCGTCGCGGAACCCCTGGCCACTCGAACGGACCGACACAGGCTATGACGCCGCGGCCATGAAGGACGCTATTCTCCACGACAAGGCGCATCCACTTCACGACGCCTATCAGAAGAACACGCATCCTCTTCACGAGCGGGCCGTCCGGGAGGTGCAGAGGCTCACCGAGATCGTCGTCGGGGAGCGGGGAGCTCCGAACAAAGCAGTAAAAGTCAACGCGCCGGCCGGCGTCTTCGATTTCTCGAATTCTCACAAAGTAACCAGCAGGAGGTAACCAGATGGAAAAAGCGAAAAAGCAAATTGCCGACGAGATGGCCGTCTATGTCACGCCGAAACTATCGGATCACGTCAAGGCCCTGGACAAGATCCGCCGGGAGCGGGCCGGAATCGAGAAACAGTTGAAGGAGCTAGAGGACAGAGCGGCCGGATCCCAGGCGGCCCTTGTACAGGCCGAGGCGAAGGTCTCGGAGACGATCCTGGCCAACGGCAACCCTGGTGCTCACCTTCGCCAAGTCGAATTGAGAAGGGCCGAGATCGACGCATTTGGCCGCCAGGCCTCGAAACTTCGCCGGGACGACGCGGAGCTCGCGGAAAAAGAGAAAGCCGCCCTGAAGGCCCTGGAAAGCGTCCTGTGGGCTTCCCTGCTAGAGTATCGGAGCATCCTCGAGGATCGGGTCAAGGGCTTACTCGACGAATCGCTCGCGCTCATGGCCTCCTTCGAGTCCCAGGGGCTCGAGCTCTTCCAGCAGCATGGCCTGTGCGACCTGCTCCCCCGAGAGAAAGAGACAGGCCTCGGTCGTTTCCTGGCGTGCCAGGGCATTCCGGATCTGCTTGTTTCGTTCGTCGATCCCATCGGCGCTCATCAGAGCTACCTGGAGAGGAAAGAGGTCCGGCAGAGGCTCGGAGCCGCGTAGGGTTTCCTAGCATTGGAAACGTTTCCGATTTTTTTCCAATCGGTTTCCAAAGGGAAAGTATGGCAAAGGCAACCATAAGCAGATTGAAAGTGAAAGAGCTCTACGACAAGGGGCTCAATCTTGCTGATATCGCAAGGGAAACAGGAAGCACGAAGGGCGCTATTTGCAAGGTGCTGAAACAGATGAACATTGCCGTCACAAAGGCGGCTTTGCCGGCGGCCGGTGCATACGTGGAGAAGAAAGAAACGGCCACGGATCACCTTCTTTTTCTGGTCGGGAAGATGAAGGACGAGCTCTCCTGGCTCGAGGAGGAAGTGCCGAGGGCGACGGATCCGGAATACCGCGCCTGGCAGGCGCAGAAGATCGCCTTTTCGGGCGAGATGCGGAAGCTCATTACGGCCATTGGAGACATTGGCTATCGTTTGTTTCAGGCGAACGAGGTCGCAGAGGTTTTGCGGATCATAGACGAGGAAATCGGGCATGAGTCGGCCGAGTGCCAGGCAAGGATACGCGAGAGGATTAAACGCCGTCGAGATCTTCGATTCCCTGGTGGGGTCGATTGAGCGTCGGGTCGGAGAGTCCCTGGATTTCAAGCGGTACCAGGCGGACCCCGTGGGCTTCGGCGAGGAGATCCTGGGCGAGCGGTTCACGGATGACGTGAAGGTCATGATGGAGAGCGTCAGGGACAATATTATCACGCTTGCGAGGTCGGCGAATGCCGTGGGCAAGACCCACGGGGCGGCCCGGGTGGCGATCTGGTTTTACAAGTGCTTCGGCAATTGCCAGGTCTACACGGCCGCGGCCCCTCCGGAGTCGAACCTCCGGAACCTCTTATGGGGCGAGATTGGGAGCATCATCGAGAGGCACCCGGATCTGTTCAAGCGTGACGAGGTGAAAAATCTCCATGTCTCCCGCTCGGCTCAATCGTTTCTGACAGGCGTGACGATCCCCACGTCGGGCTCCGAGGCACAGCGAGAAGCGAAGTTTTCCGGCAAGCACAGCCCCAACCTGCTTTTCGTCGTCGATGAGGGCGACGCCGTGCCCGATGAGGTGTATCGAGGAATTGAGAGCTGTATGTCCGGCGGCCATGCTCGGCTTCTGATCATGCTGAATCCGCGCGCCGAGGCCGGCGAGGTTTACCGGATGAGCAGGGACCGGAAGGCGAAAGTCGTTTCGCTTTCGGCCTTCAATCATCCGAACGTCGCGGAGGGCCGGGACGTGATCCCCGGCGCCGTGACACGCGAAACGACGGTGCGCAGGATCAACCAATGGTGCCGGCCCCTGGCAGAGGGCGAGCCCGTCGACGGCGAGTGCTTCGAGCTCCCTGGGTTCCTCGAGGGCGCCGTCGCCTCGACACAGGACGGGCAATCGTATGATCCCCTCCGGCCTGGATGGTACAAGGTCATGGAGCCGGCCTTCTCGTACATGGTTCTAGGGCAGTACCCCTCGAAGGGAAGCGCGCAGTTGATCTCCCGTGCTTGGGTCATCCAGGCCCGGCAGAGGTGGGACGCCTACGTCGCGGAGCACGGGGAGCAGCCGCCTCAGTATTCCATGGCGGTCATGGGCCTGGACGTCGGGGAGTACGGCTCCGATTCGAACGCCGCCTGCTTCCGGTCCGGCGGTTTCGTGGAGCGGCTCACGACCTGGGGCGGTATCGACACGATCCAGACGGCCGACCGGGCCATCGGTCTTTATCGGGAGCGCAGCGCCCTGCGTTGCAACGTCGATGCGACGGGCATAGGCGCGGGAGTGGCGCCCTACATGGCGCGCCAGGGATGCTCGGCCGTGCCTGTCAAGGTCGCGAGCTCGCCGACGCAGAAAACAGATATGGGCGAATTTCAGATCTTGCGGGATCAGCTATGGTGGGCCTGCCGTGAATGGCTCCGTGCGGATCCGGGCGCGATGCTCCCACCCGATGAGTATCTGATCGAGGAATTGTTAGTGCCCACTTACGAGATCAAGAATGGAAAGATCCGCGTGATGTC